GCGCCAGACTAGGGTGAATTCTATCGAAGGGTAGAGCGATGCGGCAATTTTAAGCTTTGCGATTCCGGTTGGCAGCGGGCGGCCTTTGACCTCGAATCCGTTGAATGTCCATATTCCGCCATCTCGGTAGACGCTGAGGAAGTCCAAGCGATATTTGCAACCGTTAGCCAAAGGTAGCGAAACCTCGCGGTAGATTAGCGCCTTCGGGTTTGTTGCCTTGAGCAGTTCAAACCATGCCCTTTCCGTTTTGTTCATACCGTCGCCGGTATGCTGGCGAACCATCAAGGAATCCTTGTTAGCTCGAGCCTGGCCTACGCCGACATCGAACATGGCCGGGTTCAGCCGCCTGAACGAGTCAGAGACTTTCGTGGGAAACGGCATGGCTACTTTTTAATTAGCTGGCGGATTCTGCGCAGTGCACGGTCAGCGCGAACCTTGGCAATTACGGCAGCGCGTAGGAGTTCTTTTTGGGTCGTTGTCATATTGGCTTAATTGCGTTTAGAGCGGTCTTTCTTTGCTCGTATAGGTTTTTGAATATTGGCGTGAATTGTTCATTGATCGTTTTACGTGCGATGGGTTCTGATTTTTCTAAAGCCGAAAGCCAGTCCTTGCAGATTCGGTCCAACGCTGGAGCAAATTTATCGTAAATGACCGTTTCTTCATTTGAAGTATTCATTTAATTTGAAACGGGTAAAAGGCGGTTACAGGGGCGATCAAAGCTCATACGAATTGCTACGCCTGGTTTACCATTGCGTCGCTTGGCTTGGATTAGCTGCACGATGATTGTATCCGGCAGTTCAACACCAGCCGGTACAGAGTCTAAAAATTGCTGGTCGTCTGCAATGAACCAAACACCGTTTGAATCCTGTTCGATAGATCCAGACTCGCGAAGGTCTGAAAGCATCGGCGGGCGTGGCTTTCCATTCTTTTCGATTTCTCGGTTAAGCTGGCAAAGCATGAATACCGGACATTTCAGCGTTGCGGCAAGGCGTTTTAGTCTGCGCGTCATTCCGGCAATCTGCTGTTCACGCGGGGCGCGTGTGTCATCTGGCGTGATTAGGCCGATGTAATCGACAACCACGGCAGAGATTCCGCCCTGCAAGGCCGCGAGCGCTCGGCACCTAGCCTCAATCGCCGAAATGGTATGAACCTCCGCATCGTCATAAAGCATGATCTTATCTTTCAGCTTCTCGATTTTGTCGGCTTCCTCACAAGCTGCCTTTAGATTCGATTTAACGGGCTTTGCCATCTGGATGGCTACCCAGCGCCCAATAATCTCAGAGCTGCCCATTTCGGCACTAAAGACGGCAGTTCTCATGCCTTTCATGGCGATGCTTAACGCAATTTGTAGCGCAACGGCTGACTTTCCGCAACCAGTACGGGCTGCAATCGTGATAAGTTCGCCACACTTTGGCGCTCCGAAAAATCGGTCAACCGATGGCCAACCGGTTGAAATTGTCGTTACTGAGTTTGGATTTGTGATTTGCTCTTTGAACTCGGCTACCATCTGCGGTAGGTTGCGACGTTGAGAGTTTACGCTGACATTGTATGCCTGCTCGACGTGTGAAGAAATCTTGGCCCAATACTCGCCAAAGTCTGCCGAGTGTTCACAAGCCGCTTCTTTTGCCTTGGTCAAAGCCGCTTCGATGAGCCTCATTTTATGGAAAGCGATTACGCGCTCAACGTGCGTTTTAAGATACGCGCTGGTCGATGCGTGCACCATGCGCGAATAAAGCGCCGTGCGATCAAGCTCTGGATGGAGAAGTGCAATGCTTTCAGGCGAGGTATCTGGCGCTCCAGTTGCAGCATCGCCTAAAGCAATCCAGAGGGTTCGGCTTTTTGCGTCTGTGAATAACGCTGCCGTTACGCCTTCGGACGCTGCCGTGAAGTAATGCTCTCGATCCTGCATTGCGCAGGAAATTAAGTAGTTTTCAGATTCTAAAATGTCGGGCTTCATTGTACGACGGTATAAGGTCGAATCGCTGGTTGCTGATCATTCCTTGAAAATCCATTGATCTGGTATTCGTTTGCCTTCCAGGTTCTAACTGCGGCCTTCCAATCTCTCATTTTATTCTTTCCGACTGCCCAGCCCTTTTGCGCATAAGTATCGCACCAAGCTTGGCCGTTTATAGGATAACCAATTTCTTTTGAATAGGACTCGACTTCAAATGGAGTTGGAGGTGTGAAAGGCTTTCTCTTTTCCGTTTCTGTTTCCTTGTCTTTATCCTTATCCTTTTCTTGTACACTTTCAAAGGGTAACGATAGGGTTTCGATAGGGTTTCCAGAAACACTCAAAGAAGGCAGTCCATTTACTACCACATCTATATCTAAGCCATGTCTTTGAATACAATCGAAAACCGGCTTATGCGGCTTGCAGTCTATGTTAAGCGATCCGTACTGAAACTTTACAAACTTCAAGATTCGCCATTTTCCAGATTTCAGCATTTCAACCCTGTCCTGAAAGGCTATCAAAGCCTTACCCATATCCATTGAATGCCCTATAAAGTAAGCTGCCGTTTCAAAATCAGGCTCCCATACGCCCGACTGATCGCAGTTGTCGCAAAGATACTGCCAAAAGCATTTCAACTCTGGAGAGAGTTTTCGAAACCAAGGGTCTCGCCATTTCTCTGTTTCTGTAAAGCGTTTCATTTGAAAATAAAAACCCCGCCTCTCTCGAAAAGTGATGGGGCCACAAGCGCGGGCCGATTCGAGAAAGACGGGGAAAGTTTCATTGCTTGTTAGAACATTGCTGGGTCACCCATCACGGCGATTCCAACGGGGGGAAGGTAGAACTATTTCGCGAAGCGTGTCAAGTTCCTTCTGCCAAGTTCACGGTGGTCTGAGCGATGAACTCTTGGTCATCAATAAATAGTCTAGCCATGGCCATATCTTCGCGTGATATTGATGGACTCCACTGAGGAATTGTTTCTCTCGGCTTGCAAATCATGCGTACCTCGCATTCTAAGTCGTAGACATTGGCGAGCTGGTGCGGGTCGCGAAGCCTAGCAGTGCGGTTGTGTACGCAGTTGCCTAGTCTCTGGTTTGCTCCTTGCGAGAGCTGGTTGGCGGTGAGCGGGTTCATGATTTGAGTTGGTTGATTTTTGCTAGGCCAGCATCAAACGCCTTGTAGTACGTTTCGATGGCTCGGCTGATTGCTGACATTATAGCTTCGTCGCGTTCGACGCGGATTAGGAGCTTTGGGAACTGGCGGGAGTAGCTAAGGAAGTACCAGAACTTACGCCCAGTGACCCATAGCGAGCCGTGAACTTGTGCTAAGTATGCGGTAGGAACTACGCCGTTGAGTAGGTATTTGACGTGCGTTTGCGGCCTCGGACATTTCACCTCTACCCCGCCGTCTTCGCCAATGAGGCCATCAGGGCTTGCGCCGACTCTGCTGTCGTCGGTTAGGCACATACCAACGCGCTCAACGTTGATCCCGTGCATGAAGGTAAGCCAAGGAATAGCCTCGGATTCAAGCATACGGCCCTGGTCCATCGCAAATGTATCGAGTTCAAGATTGATCGGCTGTCCCATCAGTTTCTCAGCAATCTTCATGTGCATGTAGGTTGCTGGCGTATCGCCGTCGCGTATCTTCCACGTTGGCGATATGAGGTTATCAAGTTCGCTTGCGGTTACAATTCCAGCGCGAGCCCAGAGCCATTCCGATGACCCCTGTTTTACATCTAGGGTTTTCATTTGCGCTGCTTCCTTTTCTTTTCCTCAATCATGTTAATGATGACGTTGTAAACATTCTCGCCGATGTCTTCCCATCTATCAACTCCGGCAATGTGCAAGAGCTGTTCCTCGCTACTAGAAGTCTCGGCAATCTGTTCCTTGAGATACGCGACTTTTTCAAAGGATACTTTAACGCCTTCATTGTGTGCATCGCCATCCTCGCGAATGCGCGACTTCAGGCCGAACAGCTTAATCACGAGATGACGCCATGCCGATGTCGTAGATCCGGTATCCGCTGCGGTGGCGTCCTTCATTCCGTTTGTCGCTCCCGTGCGAACGCTGTACTCGCGCTTTTCCTCGTGGCCGTCTTCGTGAACTAGCGTCACCTCTACAATCACGCGGTCGCCGTCCTGGCGCTGGCCGAACATCATTGCGAATCCGTACTTGAAAAGGACCGGCTCAAGCTTGGATGCCAGCTCGGTTTCGCTGCAATAGGTGTAAGCAGTTCCGCCGCTCTTTGTCGTTGCGAACTTGTCCGCGTAAAAGTCCATCTTGTTAATCTCGGTCTTGAGCCGGAAAAATGCGCGGTTGAATGACGACTTGTTTTCAAACGCCATTTCGTCGCGACGCATGGCGAGTAGCTCCTTAACGACCGAGACGTTTTCGCTTGTGATACCGCCACGAATGGCAGTATCGAGAATCTGCATTGCGTTAGGCTGGCTCGGCTGAACGGCGAGCGGGCCGTTTTCGGCTAGTGATAGTTGGTCGGTTTTCATAGGTTAACTTTCCGGTTATGTAGTA